ACGGCTGCGGGCGATCGAGCTCCTCGCGGCGCTCGACCGCGACAACATCGCGGCGCTCGCGACTCTCGATAAGGTCGAGAGGCTCGAAGGCGGGGAGGCGACCGAGCGTATCGAGCTCCTGCCCATCCGAATCGGGGTACGGGAGTGACGTCCGCGAGGATCGAGCTCCCTCCGCTGTATCGTCGACAGCATCAGGCGATCTGCGATCCGGCTCGGATCGTCGTCATAGAAGCTTCGACGAAGAGCGGGAAGACGCTCGGATGTCTCCTCTGGATCCTCGAATACGCGTGGAACCGTCCGCGATCCACCTGCTGGTGGGTCGCTCCGACCTTCGAGGTTACGAAGACGGTCGGGTACGAGCGTCTCGTGGCTATGCTCCGGGACGCGGATCCCGAGCGACGGATATGGGATCGGAACGAATCGAGGCTCCTCGTAACGCTCGCGAACGGATCGCGGATCGCGTTCAAGTCAGCCGACAACCCGGACGGTCTCTTCGGCGAAGATACGCACGCGGCGGTCATCGACGAGGCTACGCGATGTCCGGAGGAGAGCTGGCACGCGGTACGCTCGACGCTCTCCGCGACCCGGGGACCTTGCCGGATCATCGGGAACCTGAAGGGACGGAAGAACTGGTGCTATCGACTCGCCCGCTCCGCGGAGAGCGGGACCGAGCCGGATATGGCGTACCACAAGCTGACCGCCTCCGACGCGGTGGAGGGAGGAGTTCTCGCGGAGGAAGAGGTCGAGTCCGCGAGACGTCAGCTTCCAGACCACGTCTTCCGGGAGCTGTACCTCGTCGAGCCGAGCGACGACGGAGGGAACCCGTTCGGGCTCGACGCGATCCGGGGATGTCTCGCTCCGCTCTCGACCGCGGCTCCCGTCGCCTTCGGGGTCGACCTTGCGAAGAGCACGGACTGGACGGTCGTGGTCGGGCTCGACGCGGAGGGATCGGTCTGCCGGGTTCTCCGCTTCCAGCTCGATTGGCAGGCTACGAGGTCGCGAGTCGCGGAAGCGATCGGAAACGTCCCGACCCTCATCGACTCGACCGGTGTCGGGGATCCGATCGTCGAGGACCTGCAACGCGGGCGCTCGAACGTAGAAGGGTTCAAGTTCACCGCTACGAGCAGGCAGCAGCTCCTCGAAGGTCTCGCCGCGAGCATCCAGAGACGGGAGGTCCGGTTCCCCGAGGTCCCGTTTCGGATCGAGCTCGACGCCTTCGAGTGGGAATCGACGAGGACGGGCGTCCGTTACACTAGCTCGGGAGGAGTCCACGACGACACCGTGATGGCTCTCGCTCTCGCGGTACGAAGAACCTCGATACGTCCTCCGACCTTCCGCTTCCGGGTCATCTAATGCTCCACAGACTCCGCTCCCTCTTCTCGAAGCAGCCTGCGGCGGATCCCCGGGACGCGAGCCGTTACTTCCGGGCTTCCATCGGGATGATCGGAGGCGGGAACGGAGCGGACTCGCGAGCCGCGTATACCGCTCTCGCCGGGATCCGGAAGTACCGCTCGTGGATATACGCGGCTGCTTCCATCAACGCCTTCGGGGTATCGAGCGTCCCGCTCCGGCTCTATGTCCGGAACGGTACGGGGACGAAGCTCTACAGGACGAGGGAAGTCCCGCGAGCCCGGAAGAACTACCTGCTCGGATCGGACTCGCGTACTCCGAGTCGAACGGTCCTGACCAAGCTGCACGACTTCGGAGCGGACTTCGAGGAAGTCACCGAGTCGCATCCCGTCCTCGACCTTCTCCGGAAAGTCAACCCGGAGATGAACGGTTTCGACTTGGCTGCGACCCGTACGCTCTGGCAGGAGCTTACGGGTAACGCCTATCTCCACGTCATCCGTAACCAGCTCGGGGTTCCCGCGGAGCTCTGGCCGATGCCACCGCAATGGGTCGAGATCGTCCCGAGCGTCGAGAAGTTCATCGCGGAGTACCGCTACGGTCGAGACTCGAACTCCCGTATATCGCTCTCGCCCGAAGAGGTCCTGCATTTCAAGCGTCCGAACCCGGAGAGCCTTTACTACGGGATGGGAAAGGTCGAGGCGGCGTGGAATGTCGCGGAGCTGAACCTCGCGAACCACGATATGGACTTCGCGATGGCGAAGAACAGAGCGAGACCGGACTACCTCGCGACGATCCAGAACACGGACGCGAGCGAGGACGCCATCGCGGAGTTCGAGCGAGCGGTCAACGAGAAGCTACGCGGACCGGAGAAGCAAGGCGGGTTCATCGCTCTTACGGGTCAGGTCGACTTGAAGCCTATGCAGTTCGCTCCGAAGGACCTCGCGGGTCGCGACGAGATCGTCGAAGAGATCGCGGCGGTATTCGGCGTCCCGGTATCGATGCTGAAGGCGAACGATCCGAACCTCGCGAGCGCTACCACCGGATTCGCCCAATGGCGAGAGTCGACGATCCTCCCGCTCCTCCGTCTCGACGAGGAGACTCTGAACCAGAAGCTTCTGCCGATGTTCGGAATCGAGGACTCCGCGATCCTCGCGTACGACGATCCGGTCCCGGCTAATCGGCAGCTCGACCTTCAGGAGCATACCGGTCTCGTCGCCGCGGGCGTAATGACCATCAACGAGGTACGCGAGTCGCGAGGTCTCGACGCTCTCGATCTCGAAGAGGCGAACGTACCCATCATCGGCGGTATACCTCTCTCTCCTCTGGACGAGGTCCCGGAGCCGACATCCGCTCCGGCTACCGGGACCTCTCCGGAGGATCCGAGCAAGTCCGCTAGCGTCGAGCCTCCGTCCGCTCGCCTCGGGAAGCAGGAGATCCAGACCGCACAGGAGATCCTCTCCGCGGTCGCGGATGGAGCGATCTCCCCGCCCGCGGCGACGGCTCTGCTCGTGGCTCTCGGGTTCGAGGCTACGCAGGCGGAGTCGATGGTTACTTCCCAGAAGGAACTCCGAAGCAGCCCGGTCGCGACCATCTCCGCGAACGTCACCGACGTCGGGAAGGCGGTAGCGGAATCGGCTCCCGAGCGGTACTCGGATATCGACTTCACCCCGACCGCGGAGATGGCTGCGGAGGCGGAGCGAGGTCTTCGGCTCCGCCGGGAGTTCAATCGCGGAGGGACCGAGGTCGGTGTCGCGCGAGCTGTCCAGCTCTCGAACCGAGAGGTTCTCTCGCCGGAAACGGTCCGCCGGATGTCGTCGTACTTCGCGAGACACGCGGTCGACCGCCGGAGCGGATGGGACGATCCGGAGAACCCGTCCGCCGGATTCATCGCCCACCTGCTGTGGGGAGGAGACGCGGGTCGGGATTGGAGCGAGCGAGTCGTCGCTCGGATGGATCGAGCCGACGACGAGGAGAAGGGAATCGACGCGAAGGGAGCTCTGGAAGACTGCGTAGCGGAGAAGCTCCCCGGTCTTCTCGCGGAGGGATACGACCAAGAGCAGGCACTCGCGATCGCGTACTCCAAGTGCGGCGAGAAGTCCGCCGGCTGCGAATGCGGCTCCTCTCACGCGACCTCGACGAAGACCGTCCGTCAGAGCGACGTACTCGACGGGACCTCGGATATGGTCGAGCTGAAGGCTCCGTTCGCGAATCGGGCGGAGGAGCGGATCATCCGGAGGCTCGAACGCGAACTCGGGAAGATCGGACGCGAGGAGATCCGCAGGGTCATCCGCGAGATCAAGGCAAGCGGAGCCGTCGGGGAGGAGATCGTCGAGCGGGCTATCGCGGTACTTCAGGACGAGTTCATCGTCCGCGAGATTCAGGTACGAGTCGAACCGTACCTGAAGGAAGCGGTGGGTATCGGATTCGAGGACGGGAAGGATGGGGTGGAGGAAGCGATCCGGAGGACCACCGGAGGTACGCTCCCCGAATCCATCAGCTTCGACGAGGCTCCGGTCGTCGACTGGTCGCGGACGCGAGCCGCGGATCTCGTCGACGACTTCAAGCGGACCACCTCGATCCGGGTCTCCGAGATCCTCGAACCGATGGTGGAGCAGGGAGCTACCGTCGACGAGATGTCTGACGCTCTCGAAGAGAAGGGTTTCGACGCGGCGCGGGCTCGTAGGATCGCGAGGACGGAGACGAGCAGAGCGATGAACCGAGGTACGGTCGAGGCTTGGAAGCAGAGCTCGGTCGTACGCGGGAAGCGATGGATGGCGGCTCCTAACGCTTGCCCGTTCTGCCAGACCATCTCGGATCGAGGAGAGTCGAAGGGTATCGAGCAGGACTTCCTTCAGGTCGGAGATAGCGTCACCGCGGCGGACGGGAAGACGTTCGTCGTGGATTACGACGCGGTCTCCGGTCCGCCTCTTCACCCGAACTGCCGATGTACGCTCTCGCCCGTTCTAACGGAGGAAAGCGAGTGAATCGCAAGGACTTCCAAGCGACCGGACAGGTCTCCGGTTCGACGTTCAAGGCAACGATCTCGACGGACTCGGTCGACCGAGACGGAGAGGTAATGGTTCCGCAGGGGATGAACTCGAAGGACTTCGAGCGTAACCCGGTCATGCTCTGGAACCACGACCCCGCGCAGCCGATCGGACGAGCGATCTCCCTCCGTCGCGGAGAGTCCGCGATCGAGGCGGAGTTTGTATTCGCTCCCCGTCCGGACGAGTACGAGGGAGATTGGTTCCCGGATTACGTTCGAGGTCTCGTCGCGGCGAACGTCCTGAAGGCGGTGTCCATCGGATTCATGCCGATGGACGGAAGCCCGCGGATCGCGAGCAAGGGAGACGTCGAAAGGTACGGACCCGGAGTACGTCGCGTCTTCTCGAAATGGAAGCTCCTCGAAGTATCGGTGGTGTCGATACCGGCGAATCAGGACGCTCTTATCACGGCGGTTCGGAAGGGTTTCGTCAGCAGGTCCGCCGCGGAGAAGTTCGGATCCGTCGTCGTGCCAAGCTCGCCCGCTGTCGAGCGCCGGACGATCTCGATAGTGGTCCCTCGTATCGGGACGAACGAGGTCTCTCGTATCGCCCGCGAGGAAATCGCGAAGGCGAGCGGAAAGCTCGTGGTATAGTCAGGGAAGCCCGGCTCGGACGTGTGGCGGTTTCGCCGAAACGGTGTAGGGGCGCGCGTAGCTTCCTCCCCTAGAACCTTTCGGAAACCAATCCAATGCAGTTCAAGACTTTCGCGGAGGTTCAGAAGAACCTCCAGAACATCGCCAACCAGACCGGCGCGTCCGGTTTCGTCAAGGCGAAGGCCCTGTACCTCGAAGGCGTCGTGGTCACCGACGAGTCCGGCTCGGTCCTCGCTCCCGAGCAGCTCTCCTACGAAGTCAAGCTCGCTCCGGCGATGGAGACGGATACCGCAGCTCCGAAGCCCGCGGAAGAGCCCGCTCCCGAGAAGAGCCTCCGTCTCGCGGTACGCGAGGCGATCGCGTCGGAGATCAAGGCGGTCGCGACCCCGCGCGTCTCGGTTTCGAGCCCGCTCCGCGTCGACGGTCGCTCCAAGTATTTCAAGAACGATGAGCTCGCGTACCGCTTCGGTCGCTTCGTCGCCGCGGCTCGGAACCACCAGAAGAGCATCGACTGGTGCGCCTCGAACGGGATCTCCGTCAAGGGACATCAGGAGAACGTCAACTCCGCGGGCGGGTTCCTCGTCCCCGAGGAGTTCGAGACGGCTCTGATTTCGCTCCGCGAGCAGTACGGTGTCTTCCGTCGGAACGCGAAGAACGTCCCGATGGGCAGCGACAAGAAGAGTCTCCCGCGACGGAAGGCGACCCTGACCGCGTACGCGGTGGGCGAAGCTGCCGCGGGTACGGAGTCGCAGCAGACCTTCGACCAAGTCAACCTCGTCGCTCAGAAGTTTATGGTGCTCACGACCGCCTCGAACGAACTGAACGAGGACGCCTTCGTCAATCTCGGAGACGACATCGGTCGCGAGATCGCGTACGCCTTCGCCCTGAAGGAAGACCAGTGCGGGTTCCTCGGGGACGGCACGCAGACCTACTCGGGGATCGTCGGTGTCGCGGAGTCTCTCCTCGCGGTCGACGGTACGGTCGGGAACATCAAAGGTCTCTTCGACTCGTCCGCCACCGCGTGGACGGGCGCGAGCGGGATCGTCACCTCGGACATCCTCGCTCTCCCCGCTCGTCTTCCGCAGTACGCGGATTCGCCTTCGGCGAAGTGGTACTGCCACAAGACCTTCTATCACGAGGTGATGGAGCGTCTCGCGTACGCGGCGGGCGGCGTCACCGCTCGCGAGATCCGCGAAGGCGGTACGAACCCGGTCTTCTACGGGTATCCGGTGGAGTTCGTTCAGGTCATGCCGAAGGCGTACGCGGCTGCCTCGATCCCGCTCCTGTTCGGCGACCTCTCGATGGCTGCGTACTTCGGCGACCGCAAGCAGACCTCGATCGCCTTCTCGGATTCGGCGCTCAACGCCTTCGAGCAGGACGAGGTCGCGATCCGCGGTATCGAGCGGTTCGACATCAAGGTCGCGAACGTCGGGGACACCACGGACTCGGGTCCGATCGTCGGCCTGTACCTCTGATTTCCAAGCACCCCTCTTCCTCGTCCGGACCGGGAGATGGCTCCCGGTCCGGACTTGAACGAAAGGCTCTCCTGAAATGATTCCCTCCCAGAACGTCAAGTCCATCGTCGCGATCGGATCCCAGAGCATCGTCGGCGGAACCGGCGCGGTCGGAAACGTCGTCGACGCTCGCGGCTACGACTGCGCGACCTTCCACATCTCGCTCTTCTGCGCGACTGCTACCTCGGTTCCGACGTCGCTCTCGATCCAACACTCCGATATCACCGACTCGACGGGCTTCTCCGCGATCGCGGGCTTCCCGATTACCTCGGGACTCCCCGGTACGGTGAACACCTCGACGGCGGTGACCAACTCCTACGCGGTCCTCGGTCTCGACCTCCGCGCCAAGAAGCGGTATCTCCGCCTCGCGATCATCGGCGGTACGTCGGCGAACACGACCTCCGCGGTCTGCGTCCTCGACAACCCCGGAGAGGCTCCGATCTCGGCTGCGGCTGCGGGCTCGCGGTACTTCCTCGCGACCTGATAGCATCTCTCCACGAACGCACCGCAACGGGCGAGCGTCTCGGGACGCTCGCCTGTTGCGCGTGGAGGAAACAGGGATGCCTTTCGAGATTTCGGCGGACGGGAAGTCAAGCAAGCTGGCAGGACAGGACGAGCTCGCGAAGCTCGCGGATCGGTCGCTCGACTCGATCGAGGCTCGGGACGAAGTCATCCGATATCCGGGCGGGACCGCGGTCGACGCGGTCAGGCTCTGGGCGTCGAAGCTCCGTACGAACGGGGAGCTCCGGATCTCGGTCCCGGACTTCGACAGGATCGTGGATGCCTACCGGAACGGGACCGCTCCCGACGTCGAGAGGCGACTCCTCGGAGCCTCGGGAGAGCATGCCTCGATATGGAACCGAGGGAAGCTTACGGAGCTCGCTCGCGCGGCGGGTCTCGAAGAGGTCGCGAACTGGACGAGCGGACCGGACGAGCTTCACCTCGGGGTTCGAGGACTGAAGGTCGAGCCGATCGAGGCTCTTCCGAACGTCGAAGCTCTTATCTCGATGCCTCGTCTCGCTTGGACGGAGAACATGTTCTGCTCTTTCGGAGCTCTCCTCCCGCTCCGAATCAACCTTACGAAGCACACCGGAGCGTTCTGGGGCCAATGCCTCGAACGTCTGATGGAGGACGCGATCGCGAAGCCCTCCTGCGAATGGATCCTGACCGTCGATTACGACTCGATATTCAACCGAGACGACGTCGTCTCCCTGTACCGTCTCGCGGTTCGGAAGAACCTCGACGCGGTCGCGGCGATGCAGGTAGGTCGAGAACGGCAGACCGTACTCATCACCTGCAACGACGATAAGGGAGAGCCGCGAACGAACCTGACGGTGGAGGAGATCGAGAGCGAGGCTCTTCAAGTAGCCACCGCGCACTTCGGAATGACCCTCATCCGTACGTCCGCGATCCGCGATCTCCCGAAACCTTGGTTCTGCGGTCGACCCGCTCCCGACGGGAGCTGGCGCGACGGACGGGTCGACGACGACATCCATTTCTGGAAGCAGTTCGCCGCGGCGGGACGGAAGGTCTGGCAGGCGAATCGAGTCCGGATCGGACATATGCAGGTCGTCGTCTCGTGGCCGGACGCGAGGCTCGCCGCGCGGCACCAGTATCATTCCGAGTACGTCTCGAACGGAAAGCCCGATTGGGCGAGGTGACCTATGGCGGTCGACCCGAACTCTCTCACGACTCTCGCGAAGCTCCAGACCTACCTCGGACTTTCCGTCAGCGTCGACGAGACGATCCTAGAAGCCTCGATTGACCGCGCGAGCGCGATGGTCGAGGCGATCGTCGGAAGGAAACTGAAGAGCCGCGAATACTACGAGTGGCGCGACGTCGCGGGACGTACGAAGAGCATCTCGGTTCGGAACCCTCCGATTACGCGCCTCGAATACGTCGCGGTCGGAGCGAATACCGCAATTGAGGTACGTCCCGCGTCGGGCGATACGAGCATCGCTCTTACGGTCAACGTCCTTCCGACCGAGGTACATCTCCTGCGGGTCGCTTCGAACGGACAGAAGCACCAGACCTCGCTCTCTTTCGGTTCCCACAAGACTCTCGCGGCGATGGCTACCGCAATCGACGGAACCACCGGGTTCGACGCCACGAACCTTTTCGACGGACCGGTACAGCTCCTGCATCCCGCGGGCGGATACAACGTCCTCGGGAGTACCGCCTTCCTTACGGGAGCGTGGGACCTGACGCTCGATACGCGGGTGGACTACGACGCGGGGATCATCCACCTGATTTCGGACTCGTGGCCTAGTGACCATTGGCTACCGGAGTTCGAGGCGAAACCGCGGAGCGTACTCCTCCACTACACGGGCGGGTACGATCCGATCCCGTACGACATCGAGCAGGTCGCGCTCGAAGCTGCCGCGGGTCTGTATCGCGATCGGAAACGGGACGCGGGAGTCGCGAGCGAATCGCTCGGGGACTACTCCTACACGAACGCGGATCTCGGACGGATCGAGAGCTCGATCCGTACGCGGCTCGGATCGAGGACCCGTATCCGATGAGCATCCCCTCGCTCATCGACTCCTACGGGCGGAGCCTGACTCGGATACGCCCGACGTCCGGGAGGGATACAGCGGGAGCGGTCGTCGCCTCGACGACGGCTCCGACCGCCACCGCGACCATCGCCGGGTATCTCCAGCAGGGAGCGGGCGGAGTCGCGGACCGCTACGGTCGGATGAACACGAGGTACGCGGCGACGCTCTACTGTCTCGCGGAGTCGACGGACCTACGCGAAGGCGACCTCGTACAGGTATCGGTCTCCGGAGCGACCCGAACCTATCGCGTCGACGCGGTTCGGATCCCCGACGATCGAGCTGCCGGAGATCCGCTCCGCCACCTAATCGCCTCGCTCGAAGAGGACCTCCCGAGAACATGAGTACGGGAGCGACCAACGGACCGAACGGAGGAGCGAGATACAGCTTCCCGAGACAGGAGATCGTTGACGCGATCGTCGAGGGATGCTCGGACGCTTCCGAGGATCTGATCCTCCGGATCCAGAAGGGAATCCGCGACAACCTCGGGAAGCCCGGAAGCGGGAACTGGTACGTGGGTCAACCGGCGAGAAGCTCGAAGCCCGGGGAACCTCCGGCTACCCAGACCGGTCGCCTCTGGAACGCTTGGCAAGCCAAGCCGAAGAGGTTCGGGATGGCTCGGGTCATCGGATGGGCGATCGGAAGCGGTCGAGTCCCGTACGCCCGGATCCTCGAATACGGAGGGACTACGGGACGAGGCGGGTCGACCCGTATCGACAAGCGTCCGTACATCGCTCCGGCGGTCGTCGATGTCCAGAGGATCGCTCCACGAGTCTTCGCGGACTACATCTACAACTCGATCTCCCGGAGGCTCGGAAAGGCGAGAGGAACCTGATGAACGATTTCCTTCGAGCCCTGAACTCCGCCATCGTCGATACCGCGGTGACGTCGTGGTATTCGACGCTCGGAGCTCGCGTATACCTGAACGCGGCTCCCGAGGACGCGGCTCTTCCGCTCTGCGTATACCGGGTCGCGGACCACCAGATAGAGCCGGTGTTCGCGACGAACAAGCAGAGCCGCGAGCGGTTCGTCGTCGAGTTCGAGCAGTACCATCCGACGTCCGCGGGAGCGACCGCGGCTCTCTCCGCGTCCGAGTCGCTCGCGAACCTTCTCGACAACGCGACCCTTTCTCCGACCGGGTACGATAGGGTCGTGCTCCGATCCGAGACTCGCGGGGTCCCGGAGGTCGAGGAGCACGCGATCCGGACCCTTTCCCGGTTTCGCGGAATCGGAACACGTACGAGTACGAGCTAACCTATGCCCACCTACCTGACCGGAAACGATGGCGGAGTCGCTTTGGGGACGAACCACGGCGCTCAGTTCAACGTGTGGAACGCGAGCTTCTCGCGGAACGTCTCGGACATCTCGGGGTTCGGCGACGGAGCTCGACGTCGAAGGCTCGGAGTCCACGACGTCTCCGGATCCGCGGGCGGATATCTCGTCGCGGACTCGAAGGGTCCGGGCGCGAACACGACGGACTGGGCGAGCGACGGAGCGACCATTTACCTTCACGCCCGCGGGAGCGGAACGTCGACCGGTTCGACGAGCGCGAACACGAACTGCACGCTCTCTTTCGTCGCGGTGGTCTCCGACATCGCGATCTCGAACGCGAAGACCGGAGACGCGGCGGTGTCATTCAACTTCCAGCTATCCGGCGGATCGGCTCCGACCGAGACGTGGGACGAGACCTAACCAATGCCAACGACCTACCTGACCGGAAATGACGGGAGCATCGTCTTCCCGAACGCTCATCAGGCGCAGTTCGCGACGTGGAACGCGACCTTCTCGCGAAACGTCTCCGACGTCACCGGGTATTCCGATTCCGGTCGACGTCGTCGTCTCGGGATTTGGGACGTCTCCGGATCCGCGGGCGGAACGATGATCACGGACGGAGCGAACTCGTCTCCCGGCGTCGGATCCCAGACCGAAGGCGGATCCTCGATTACGCTTCGCGCGAGCACCGCCTGTTACTACACCCTGACCGCGGTCATCTCGGAGATCGCCGCGACCTCGACGAAGACCGGGGACGCGGCTCTTTCGTTCAACTTCGCGATTTCCGACGGGACGATCCCGACCGAGACGTGGGACGAGAGCTAACCGATGCGGCTCTGGCCTACGACGGTCCTGACTCCCGACGACTGGATCGCGGAGCTACGGTTCTCCGATGGGACCCGTAGCCGAATCGGGATCTCTCCGCATCTCTCGGAGGAGCAGGCTCTCGAACGGGTCAGGCAGCTCGTGGTCTGGAGGAACAAGACCCGGAGGCTCGTCGACTGCTCTCTCCGTCGCCGGTATCACGCGTTCGGATCGGTCGACGAAATGCATCCGGAGAACAGAGGGAGGCTCGTGAAATGAAGACGGTAGAAGTACGGGAGGGACTTCGCGTCCCGCTCCTGACGGTTCGGGATCTCATCCAGCTCTGCGATCGAGCGTACGAGGAAGAGCGGAGCGCTCTCCTCGCGGACCTCGAAGCGTCGAACGCGGACGCGGACCGAAGGCTCGAAGAGCTCCGCGAACACTCGAAGCGGAAAGGCTCGACGGCTCTGCTTCTCCTCGCGACGTACCGCATCTCGATCGCGACCGAGATGGTCCGTACCGCTCTGGTCCGGTCCGGTGTGGCGGATCCGGAGGCGGAGCTGAACGCCCTTCGTCCCGACGTTCTGACCCGGACCGCACAGGCTCTCTGCGGATACGAGACGAAAGAGAGCTCCGCGAACCCTATCGAGCCGAGTCCGTCGACGAGCTGAACTCTTTCGACTGGCTCGGCTCCGCCGCGTTCATAGCTCGTAACGCTCCGGGCTTCGGGAACCCGCTCGACCTTCCTCTGGATCTCTTCGTCGAGATCCTCCGAAGCGTCTCCGATATCATCGTCTCGGAGAGCGGGTCTGATACCGGGCGGTCCGCGGTGGACCGCGAAATGCGGAGGCTCCTTGGCTAACCCCGAAGTCATCGTATCCGTCGCTGCGGCGATCGGTCCTCTCCAGACCGGGATGCAGCAGGCGGAGCAGACCGTCGCCTCGTCGACCGCGGCGATGGCGTCGACGGTCGAGAAGGCTGGACTCGGGGCGAAGTTCGACAGGTGGATGACCGAGGGAGGTCGTGGAGCGAAGCGTCTCGGACTCGGAATCGGCGGAGCCGCAGCCGCTACCGCCGCGGCGACGGGCGATATCGAGGGAGCCCTGAACGCCCTGCCGGGAGTCTTCGGAGCCGTCGCGGGCGCAGCCTACGGTCTGGGCGGAGCGATATACGAGGCGTTCAGCGGAGCGAAGGCGGAAGCGGAAGCCCTGAAGAAAGAGGTGGAGGAGCTCGAACGCCGGAACGCATTCAAGGCGATGGCGCGAGACGCGGACCGCCTCCTGCGGATCGAGCAGGAGAGGGACGAGCTGTCGAGGATCGAGCTCTCGAAGCAGCGGGAGCTCGCGCTCGTACGCCAGTCAATCAACCAGCTCGAAACCGAGGGAGCTACGCAAGAGGCGGTGGCTATGGTCGCCGCGCAGGAGCGCCTGATTATCGCGAAGGCGGAGAACGCGGTGAAGGCGGAGATGGCGAAGAGGGAATCAGAGCAGGCGAAGCGAGCAGCGGAGATAGCGGAGTTCGAGCGCAAGCGAGCGGAAGAGGCGGAGAAAGCTGCCGCGGCGAAACGCGAGGCGCTCGCGAAGGCGAATACGGAGATGGAAGACAACGCGGCTCTGGTGGGAATCGCGAGGGAGCAGGACGAGTTCGTACGCAGGCAGCTCGAACTGGAGCAGGAGCTACGCGAGATCGCCCGCGAGCGGAAGGCTATCGCGAAAGAGATCGGAGACGTCGCCGCGGACGATCTCATCCGGTCCCGCCAGCTCGTGGCGGAGACGAAAGCGAGGAACGATCTCGACGAGATCGCCCAGAAGCGTATGGACGAATACAACAAGGAACGCGAGGACGCGAGGAAGAAAGAGCAGGAGGCGATCGTCGAGAACCTGAAGACCGAGCTGGAAGGAAGGAAGAAAGTTCTCGGGGAAGTCAGGGACGTTTCGAGCTTCACGCAGTCCGTCTCGACCAGCATCGGAGGTTCGTTCTCCGTCGCGAACCTCGGAGCGTCCGCCGCTATGAGGACGATCGCGGAGAAGCAGCAAGCGCTACAGGCTAGGATCGCGGAGCTAGTCGCGGAGATCGCCCGGAAGGTCGGAGGAGTCGAGGGAGGTATCGCATGAGCGTTCAGGTGGTCGAACTCCTCGAATCGAGAACCGTCTCGCGGAAAGGCGGGAAGCTGACCGCGAGCCGTTCCTTCCACGTCTTCGACGACACCTCTCCCCTTACGTCTCCGGCTACGCTCGCGACCTATTTCGGCGCGGGCGGTCTTCCGATATACGGGCAGGAGTTCCCCGACAGTCCGAACCTCATCGCGAGGGACTACGACTACGGACGGGTCTCGGGACACGCGGACCTCTGGCTAGTCCGATGGGAATACGCGGAGACCGAGGTCGGAACCCTTCCGACAAAGGAACCGGGCGAGATCGGATACGTCGAGGTCTCCGCCTCGATCTCCGCTTCTATGGTTCCCGCGTGGAGATCCCTGACCGCGTCCGAGCTCGCGGGTCTCGTCGCGGACGGAGGCGACTATCCGTACGGGTCGTCTCCGAACCAGAGCGACATCGGAGGCGAGCCCATCGACGTCGCCGGGAATCCCTTGCAGGACGTCGTACGGCAGGTCGAAATCACGATCACCGAGGTACGAGCCGGGATCCCAAATCTCCTCTTCCTTCTCCCGTTCACGTGGAGACGAAACAACACGAGATTCCTGAACGCGGAGAAGGGTCAGCTCCTGTACGTCGGGGCCGCGATCAATCGTATCGACGTCGACAAGTTCTCTTTCTCCCACAAGTTCGTTCTGGATCGTTGGTTCCATATGCGACAGCTCGCGGTCTGCGATCCGTTCGGGAACGTACTCCCGATGTCGTATCCGGCGACGAGCCCGGAGGACGCCCGTATCGTCGCGGCGAAAGTCATCTTCGTTCAACCGTTCTCGACCTACGCGGATTTCTTCGCGATGTCGCCGAACTTCAGGGGAGCAGCATGAGCAACGAAATCAGCTTCTCGGGTCGACTCTCGATCTCGAAGGGAAATCTACAGCACGTCTTCGCGCCTTCTACGCTCCTCGCGGATCTCGCCTCCGATACCGGAGCCGGCGGACAGCAGGCGATCGGCGGGAGCGCGGAGCAGCTCGAACTGAACGCGGACGTTACTCCGTACGGGATGGCGTACTTCAGGAACCTGTCGACCGCCATCCCCGTCGAGATCGGAGCGACTGCCTATAGCGCGACCGCCGCTACGACTCCGACGTCGCTCGTCTCGATCGTTCGTCTCCTCCCGGGCGAGTACGCGATCTCTCGCGTATCCCTGACTTCGCTCTTCGCGAAGGCGGTGACCGCCGGTACGAACACTTCCGCGGTCCTCCAGTTCCAAGTGTTCTCCCCGTGACTCGGCGCTTCACGAGCGGTAGGGTCGGGCGTTTCGGTTTCGACGACGCGAACCGACTGATGGACGCGGCGGATCGCGTCGAGGGTATGTACGTCGGATCTCCGGCGGATCCGTTCGGGAAGCGTCGGGTCATCGTCGCGAAGCTCGAAGAGGATCTCGGGACGGATCTCTTCGAGGAGAGCGAAGGGAGGACGTACAAGGTCTTCGAGTGGCAGGAGCTCGGGATCTCGACCGCGGGCGGGACCGGATCCGGTACGCAGACTCGCTCGATTCAATCGACCGGGATGAGCTCGTATATGTTCGGGGATCCTCCGAACGGACGAGCGGTCATCCTCGAAGGCGACGGGACCACGGGCGATATCGTCCAGCTCGTCCCGATGATCGGAGACGGGAAAGAGGTCTGGTTCGGGATCGTCCGCCAGAAGGCGTCTCTCGGGGCGTCCTCGATCCTGCGGATAGAAGGCGTGAAGGAAACCGATACTCCGGGTGTCTACGCCTATTCGGTTACCCCGCTCATCGCGCTCGCGAGCGGAGGACTCGTCCCGAATCCAGACCTTCCGGTCGGGACCGCGATCAACCTGTACGAGGTCGGGAACGGACACGGACAGCCGATGGAGTTCGCCGATCCTCCGAGCCGAATCTCGATCCTCGGTCCGGTCGGTGGTCTCGTTGTCGGGACGATCGGAGGAGCGTCCGCGGACGGTATTCTCTGGGCGTTCGACGTAGTTCCTCCGATGGGACCGGAATGTCTGAACGGAGCCGCGTTCGCCGCGGGCGCGACCGAGTCCGTCCTGACCAGAGGTATCGCCTGATGCTCTCCCGCGTAACGCTACGGACGCAGGATGACCAGCTCTTCGCCGCGGAGAGCGGAGGAGAAACGGTCATTCACGCGGTGTACCTCGCGAATACTTCGAGCTCGCTCCGGAGGTTCCGGATCCACCACGTCCTTCAGGGAGAGACGAGCTCGACCGCGAACGCTCTCTTCTACGACGTCGCGATCCCGGCGAACTCGACCTACGTCGACGACACGCGGATCGTCGTACGCGGAGGCGAAGAGCTTCGAGGACTCGCGGACGGAAGCGGTATCGTCGCGACGATATACGGTCTTCGCTCGCGATGATCGCCTCGCTCCTAGCGGTCCCCTGTTGTTGTCAGGGTCCTCCGCCGGAGACCTGCTGCGAACTCTTCGCCTTCTGCGGTAGCCGAACCTCGTACGCGGTGACCCTTACCCATCTCGTCGAGTTCGCGGTCTTCTCGGGAGGATCGGTCTGGGGTTCAGGTCGATACTCCGCGGTCGCGAGCGGAACGGTTCAGGGTCCGGCGCAGGTCTGCCAGCTCTACACCGGAACCGGTACGGTCTCGATCCAATGGTCTGCGAACTGGCCGGGTCCGAACTTCAACTCCCCGCGATCGAGCGCGAACCATAACGGAACCGGTCCGGCGAACTTCGAGCTCTTCTGCAACGGGTACGGACCCTGCAATCCGTTCGGAGGTACGACGTACGCGACCGGGCACGTGGTACGAGCGGTGTACGGGTATCCGTTCACCGCGGAGTTCTTCATCTCGGGTCCGAGCTCTTACAACGGACAGAGCTATACCGGGAGCTCATCGCCGGTAGGAGTCATCGGAGCGTCGAAGTTAGTAGTTCCTCCGATACCTCCCTGTCCCATCGGAGTCTTCGGAGGTACACCGGACTGTCCCGCGGGAATATCCGCGAGCGCGGACGGGGTCGAGTGGAATAGTCCGAACCCGTTCAATCTCGGAGTACCGGTCGTCTCGTCTTCGCAGAGCGTGAACAGGACGTACTACGCGAACTCTTTCTCCCGTACCGGACAGGCGAGCGCATCGGGAGAGTACGTTCTTGGGAACGAGACCATATCGGTGGCGGTCGGATGATCCTCCCGGAGAGAGGTACGGTCGCGGACTACGTTCGCGCGTTCGACGGTCTCCGCGGAATCGCGAAGGCGATCTCCGGCGTGGATCGAGCGAGCGAGGAGACGATCGAGGCGAGACTCGCGGTCTGCCGGAGCTGTCCATCCGGACTGTTTCGCGACGGGGTCTGCGACTCGCGCGGAGGCGGATGCGGATGTCTCCTCCGCTATAAGGTCCGGCTCGCGTCGGAGTCCTGTCCGAAGAGCCACTGGTAGGATGCTCGTATGGCGGTCGTACTAACGGGAAACGGCGGTCTCTTTACTCGGCTCGGGAAGCTGTTCGGACTCGCGAAGACGATCCGCCAGCACCAGCAGGCTATCGCTCCGACGAGCTCGACCGCGACGACGGGAGTACGAGCCGTCCTCTCCGCGTACTCGTCGACCGCGGGAACGATCCCCATCGCGACCGAGCAGGTACGCTCGATCGCGGACGAGGATCTCGTCGCGCTCCCAAGTCTCTCGACGCTCGAAGCGATTCGGCAGGCGGCTGCTCGTACGCTCATCGAGACGGTCGACGCGGACTCTCCGCTCCCGTCGAAGACCGTCGACGACGCTCTCCGGGAGCTCGCCGCGCAGCTGGTCGCGAGCTCTGACTCCGTCGAGCGTACGACGTTCACGGTGGCGAGCCCGTCGTACGCGAGCTCGAACGTCGGGAACGCGGTCGTGGTCGTCTCCTGCGAATGTACGAAGCTCATCAAGGACCGCGTGGTCTTCTCCTCGAAGCTCGTCGATTTCCCCTGCGTACGAACCGAGACCCTAACCTTCGTCTGCCAGACCGATACGAAGACGGGCGGTACTCGTAGCGGATCCGAGATATGGCACGTCGAAGGCGAGCGGTCGTATCCGAACCTCGATCGGAGATGGAGGTCCGGGTCCGGAGCGAAGCTTCGGGTGACCGCGACGAGCTCGTCGATGGACGGAAAGGTCGGAGCGAATCCCGGAGACAATCTCCTGACCAATTCGGACTTCGAGAGCTTCGCCTCGAACGTCCCGGTTCAATGGTCTCTGGCGGTCGGGACCGCGGGGACGCACGTCTCTTCGGCGTCGACGAAGTTCCGCGGGACTACCGCTCTCGCGATTACCGGCGACGGCTCGAATCTCACGAAGCTGAAGCAGCGGTTCGCCCATCCCGACGGTACGAACTCCCGGGTTCGCGGCGATACCCTGTACCACCTATCGTTCTGGATCCGCAACGACGGGACCGCTCCCGCGGGCGGGGTACTTCAGGTCTCGGTTCAGGACTCCGCGGGGAACGTACTCGGGTCGAGTATGTTCGTGACCGTTACGCTCTCCGCGACGACGTCGAGCTACGCTCGACAATCCGTCTCGGTCGTATCGCCCATCGACATCCCGGACGAGACGTACCTCGTGGTCGAGCTGACCACCGCTCTCTCGAACGGTCGGAGCGTATACGTCGACGATATCGTCCTGACCGCTATGACCCGTCTCGCTCCGGGAGGTCCCGCGGTCGCGATCCTCCCCGGTAGCACCGATTCGAGGAGAGGCGATCTCGCGACGGTCGCGATCTCCGCCAACGCGGTCGGGCAGTTCAACCTCGAACTGGATCGTTTCTTCGGTCTGTACGAAAGCGGAATCGTTCTCCCCTCCGCGTCCTCGACTTCGGCGACGATCTCGGATAGCCTCATCTCCTAGCCGGGTCTTCATCCCCCGGTCTCCTAGTAGCGCCCGCCTCCGGAGCCGGAGGCGGGCGTTCTGTTTGTAGAAGGGTCGAGGCTCGTCGGGTCCGGACCTCGTCCTCCGGGTCCTGCGTTGACCTACGAGGAGCCGGAGATCCCGGACGTCCCGAGGTAGCCGGAGAACCGGCGGACGCCTCCAGAGCTGTCCCCTGCCCTACCGGACGAGCCCGCGAGACTCGTCTCGACGAAAAAAATCCGCGTTCATAAGTCCCGGTTTCTCCGGGACTTGTGGCTATAAGACCAAGAAAGTACCGCGAAAGTACCGTAGAAGACTGGCAGAAGGGTAGAAGGCGGGGTATAGTCTTCGAGTCGAGCGATGGTGCTCGACCTACTAGGAGCCCGACCGATGAATACCGCCTCTCTCGAAACCGTCCGCTACGCCCTTCACGTCTCGTACTCCGACGTCGCCTGCTACGAGATCGTCCGAACGGTCTCCGAGAAGACCGTCGAGGTCCGCCGGATGAACGCGATCCCCGACCCGAGCTGGCGTCCGGCGGTCTCCGTCGGAGGGTTCGCCGGACACGTCTCGAACGATCGCGAGCGGACCTACACCTTCGAGTCGAGCCCGGAGCATCCGATCGTCCGTATCCGCCTCGGGAAGCGGGGATGGAAGTCCGCGAGCGGATGCAACTTCGTCCTCTCGACCGAGCCGCGCGAGTTCTACGACAGCAACTTCTGACCGCTCGCCCGGTCCGGACGGGGAAACCCGTCCGGACCGATTCCGCCGGAGGAGCGTCCTCCGGCTCGAACCAGCTAGGAGACCTGCGATGAAGACGAAGAGGACCGTACGGGAAGAGGTCGAATGGGTGGCGATCGCCATCGACGAACACGGGGACGCGATCGAGAGCGATCTGTTCGACTCCTACGAGGACGCTTCGAGACACGCGATCGAGATGATCCAGAGCAGACCGAGCCGCGGTATCAGAGCCTCGGTCGTCGAGCGAATCACGCGGACCGTCGAGGGAGAAGAGCTCGTCGAGTATCCGGAGACGTTCGCGGTCTTCCCCGGATGCGCCTCCGCGATCGAGGCGGGAGGATGGAAGTCCGATCTCCCGTACGTCTCGCGGATCTCCCGGGAGACTCCGGACGCGAAGACCTGCTCGGTCCGAGCGTACGAGGTCCTCCGGTTCCGGAACCGGACTACGGTCGAGGTCCGGGCGATGAAGGCTACGAGGATCCCCGGGAAATGGGAGACCTACTCGTGGAGCTCGCGAGGCGGTATCCGTCGAGAGCCGAAGCTCGACGAGCAGGTCTGGATCCACGAGGTCGACGTCGAAGAGGACCATTTCGACATCCGCTATCGCGACGGGGCGTGGTACTTCGCGGGCGATTCCGAGCCGGTGGTCTGGACTCGGGATCCCGTCTCGCGACACGCGGAGTTCTGAACGATCCTCCCCGGGTCTCCGACAGGAGATCCGGGGACTTTGCCGGAGGTACGTCCTTCGGCTCGAACTTCTGGGATACCTCGCGATGAAATCGCACCAACACCGAAGCATCTCGCTCGCGCTCGACGTCGTCGGGAAGAGTCCGCTCGCGGTCGAGCCGGAGCTCGCGGAGCCTCCGTTCGCGTGGTTCCCCTACGACCCGGCGGACCGGACTCCGGGACTGGCTCGCTCCGAGTCGACGTACGAGCTCGCGATCGGTCGAGCGGACGGGAGCCTCGAAGAGATCGAGGACGCGGGAACGATCGGAGACCGAGACGAGGCGCTCTGTCTCGCGGTCGAGATCGCTCGCGAGCTCGAAGAGGGAGCGACGGTCCTCGTCCTCCCGTACCAGTTCGGGAGCTTCTCGCTCGACGGGTTCGCGAGGCTCGAACCGATCGCGGGAGGAGACGTTCTCCTGACCGAGCTCCGCGAGGACCCCGGGAGCGACGGCTCGACGACGGATCCGCGACGGCTCGACGACGGAGCCGCGACGGGTTCGCGACGGGTCCCCGAGGTATCCGGGGTCTCCGGGTTCCTCCGGAGATCCTCGATCGTCCCGGGCTTCTGGGTCTCCCCGCGATCGGAAGGTACGGAGGAACCGAGACTTACGGAACGTCCGAAATAACCTTCGGGAAATACCTCGAAAGTACCGCGGAAGACTGGCAGAACCTCCCGACCCGAGGTATAGTCTCGACGTCGAGCGATGGTGCTCGACCTACTAGGAGATCCACCGATGACCCGCCTCCCGCCGAAGCAGAACCCCGAGAAGCTCATCGCCGAAATCGCCGCGGAGTGTCTTCTCTTCCCGAGCCTGACCGAGACGAAGTCCGGAGCGGACTTCCGCGAGGTCGCGGTCTGGACCGTCCGCGAGGCTCTTCTCGCCGCGTTCGCCGCGGGCGCTCGCGAGCTCGCGAACCGCTCGGATCCGATCCACCGGAACCAGAGCCTCCGCAAGCATCTCGCCGATATCGAGACCGGTCGATAACGGACGAGGAAGGAAATCCGAAGAAAGTACCGTAGAAGACTGGCAGAACGAACCGAAGCAGGGTAGGGTACGCAGACCGTCGAGCGAGGAGCTCGACCTACTAGGAGACAAGTCGATGAAGACCCAGAACAGCTACAACGTCGGAGACCGCGTTCGGATCCAAGTCCCCGGGAACTCGACCGTATACCGCGGGACGGTCGCTCGAATCGTTCAGCAGGACGGTCGAGCCGGAGGAGTCTTCGAGATCGCCCTGACGGACGGGAACCGCTTCGAGGACGGAGCGGACCTCGTCGCCGGAGACTGGATGACCCGGGAGCCGGAGGTTCCCGCCTGCTATCCGGTCACCCGGAATCTCGTCGAGCGGTTCCGGAGCGAGTTCGCGTATCACGCCTCGGACTCGAACCTCCCGAGCGGGGAGCGACGAGCCCATCTCCTCGGGTTCCTTTCCGGTCTCGCGATCTCCGCGATGGCTGCGGCGGAGACCGAGGACTTCCGGATCGCGGATCCGCAGCTCTGCCGCGAGGTCTTCAACGATCTCGGGGAGATGTACGACCCTTCGCGGAACCCGTTCCTCCCGCGTCCCGCTCGCGACGAGCAGCTCCTCGGAGAGCTCCGTCGGATCGCTCTCGCCTCGACTCCTACGGGAAGGCTCTGCGATGAGCGCGCCTGAAATCGCCCTGACCATCGGAGGGAGCTGCGTAGCTCTCTTCGCGATCCTACTCCCCTTCTGCGTCGAATCCGGTCGACGTAGCGGGATCGTCCGAACCGGATACGGAGACAAGCGATGAAGACCGTGGAGAGAAGCTCGGGAGAGATCCCCGAGCGGAACCAGAAGACGATCGCGGCGACGTTCGCCGCGGCCCTGACCGAGATGCCTTCTCCCGCTCTCGACCGGGTGAACACCCGCTTCGGCCAGAAGTACGCGACCATCGGGAGCTACCTCGAAACCTGTCGGCCCCACCTCGCTCTATTCGGTCTCTCGCTCGCGAGCGACTTCGAGCCGATGGCGGACGGGAACCTGCTCTGCGTCACCGTCATCCGGAACGGGAACGGGGACGAGCTCCGGCTCGCTCCGATCCCGGTCCGCGTCGACCTTTCGCAGCCCCAGTCCACCGGTTCGGCAATCACCTACGCGCGGAGGTACTCGATTTCGAGCGCGCTCGGGGTGGTCGGGATCGAGGACGATGACGCGAACGCGGCGAGCCCGGAGCCGGAGACGCGGAGCCCGAAGTTCGCTCCTCGTCCGGTCGCTCCGTCGACTCCGCAGAAGGCTCCTCCGGCTCCGGCTCCGCAGCTCGCCTCGAAGGTCTCGGTTCCCGAGGCGATCGCGAAGAGCGTCTCCTCGCGGCTCCGGGAGGAGAGCGAGAAGCAGGAACAGGTGAAGGCGAAGAGCTCGCCCGCGGGCGGGGAGTTCGCCGCGGTCCGGGGTTTCGTCCCGGGAGCGAGCCACCTCTGGCGCTCGGTTCGGGTCATCCGCGTCGGGGAGAAGAGCGGGGAGACGAAGGGTCGACCGTGGGTCCGGTTCTCCGTTCTGGTCAACGACGGGGAGCAGGAGCTCTGGCTCTCGACCTTCGACGACAAGGTCGCGGAGCTCGCCCGGAAGCTGAAGGACCGGGACGCGGAGATCGTCTCCAAAGAGTCCCGCGGCGGACTCGATCTCGAAGCGATCCGCGAACCGGTCGAGGCGGTCGACACCGGTACGAACCAGAACACCGATACGGAGGTCTCCGATGACGATATCCCCTTCTGAGGTAATGACTTCCCGCGAGGCGGCGGAGTACCTCCGGATTCACCTGAAGACGCTCCGGGACTTGGTCCGGGACGGGAAGCTCCAACAGGTCCGGCTCGGATGGCGGACGGTCCGCTTCCGCCGGGAAGACCTCGACGCCTTCGTGGAGTCGAGGATCGAGGTACGGAAGAACGCTACGGAGGAACAGCGATGAAGACGAAGAGGACCCTGCTCGAAATCACGGAGGATCTCGCGGCGCTCGACGACCTGCTCGCGGAGGTCGGAGGAGACGTCTCGAACCCGAACGTGGCGGAGGCGATCGAGGACTGGATGTCGGAGCTCGACTCGAACCTCTCGACGAAGGCAGACAATTACGCGGCGCTCATCTCGGAGCTCCGGCTCCGGGCGGAGTCGCGGGCGTCGGAGGCGGAGCGTCTCGCGAGGCGGGCGAAGGCGGACGAGGCGAGCGCGGACTTCCTCCAGAGCCGTCTCCTGCAAGCGTTCGAGGAGCGAGGTCTCCGGAAGGTCGAGACGGAGCGGTATACGCTCTCGATCGTCGGGAACGGAGGGAAGGCTCCGCTCATCCTCGACCTCGACGTCCCCGCGGACTGGACCCGGACGGTTACGAAGACCGAGCCGGATCGAGAACGCATCCGGGCTTGCCTCGAATCCGGGCAGGCGTTACCGTTCGCAACGCTCGGGGAACGGGGTCGACGGCTCTCGATCCGATGACGCTCTCACGGTCCCGGTACGTCGCTCGCGGATGTACCGGGACCGTTCTACTAGGAGACAACCGATGGACCGATGGGTCAAGGTCGACGTCGACCTATTCCGGAAACCGAAGTTCCTCGCGCTCGTCTCGCGGACGAGGTCGAGCAGGCTCGAAACCGCGGGCGCTCTCGTCTCCCTCTGGGCGTGGGTTCAGACCTACGGACCGAGGACGAACCTCCCCGCGAGCCTCGTAGAAGAGGCGACCGGTACTCCTCCGGGGTTCGTCGACGCTCTCGTGGATGTCGGATGGGCGGAGCGGGTCGGGGATCCCGAGCCGGTACTTCAGTTCAAGTTCGCCGGTACTACCTTCCCCGAGCTTCGAGATAAGCGATCGGAGGCGGGGAGGCGGGGAGCGGAGAACCGATGGCAAGCGGATGGCAAGCGGATAGCAAAGGCGATGGCAAAGGGATGCCAGACAAAGAAAGAGACAGAGAAAGAGAAAGAGACAAAGACAGAACAGGACTCTCCTAGCGGAGAGTCTTCCGTCGACGCGGTCGGAGCGACCGGTCGACGACGTCGAACGGCTCTGACTTGGAGCGAGAGCGGAGGGTTCGGAGGGATCGAGCCGGAGCTCCGGAAGGCGTGGAGCGAAGCAGCTCCCCTTGCCGATGTCGACGTCGAGCTCGCGAAGGCGCACGCGTGGATGCTCGGAAGGGACCCGGCTCGGAGGAAGCGGAACTATCGAGCCTTCCTCACGAACTGGTTCCTTCGGGTTCAGGAGTCGCGGGTACGTTCCTCGACGGACGGTCCGTCGAGAGGTACGCTCCCGCTCGGATGCTCGCGGCTACCGGATGGAACGATCCGGACCCCGTCGGGCGCGATACTAGGAGACAACCGATGAGAAGTACGACGTTCGGGACGAACACGGAGAAGCTGAAGGGACTCTGGCCTACCGCTCTCTTTCCCGGGGACTGGCTCGAACTCTTCCGGAATACCTTCGAGGGACGGAACCAGTTCTGGGTCTCGGAAGCCCTGAACCGGGTGAAGCTCCGCTACTCGTCGAGTCAACCGGAGCTGCGGTGGATCGCGGAAGCGTTCCGCGAGATCGAGCGGGAGCAGAGCGCCGCTACGCGGGCGAAGACCGAGACGGACAATCCGAGGAAGACCCGCGAGGACGATCTCGCGGAGGTCGAGGCGGACCACCGGATGATGCTCGAAGAGCTCCTGAAGCTCGACCCGTTCACCCGGTGGGAGGCTCTCGACCGGATCTCGAACGGTCCGCTCGGGTTCCTCGTCGGGAAGCTCGGACACGACCCGAAGACGTGGGGACGCTTCGCGGTCGGGATGGTCTGGGCTTCCATCCAGCTCGAACGTCCCGGGGTACGCGAGCAGGTACTCGCCTCGATGCGCGGGGAGAACCGGAGGACCTATGCCTGACCGAACCCCGACGAGACGGAAGGCGACGAAGGACGAGCTCTTCCCGGATCTCGAAATCGTGGAAGCGAACTTCGCCCGCGATCTTGAACACGGGCTCGGATCCGTAGTCCTTCTCGAACACGACAAGCGACGGACGAAATGGTGTCTCGATCGCGTACAGGTCCGTCTCGTCGAGGCGGCGATCGCGGAGCAGGGTTCGCTCCGGAAGCTCGCCTCGAAGACGAAGCTCTCCCCGACCTACCTCTCGCTCATCCGCAACGGGAAGCAGACCATCTCGCCGCGGGCGTTCCGAGTCCTTTACTACCTGCTCGAACGAAATCGAGGAGTCACCCGGATATGAGCTCTCGAAACCCCGAGGACCTCGTCCGTAGGCTCCGCGAGATGTCGGGACCGATCGAGCCGAACGTATGCACCGACGCGGCGGATGCGATCGAGGAGCTTTCCAGACCGAGAGACGAGTACGCTCGGACTTGGCTAGAACTTCTCGAACGGATCGAGACTCTGCCTCTCGTCGACTGGCTTCGAGCGTACGTCAACGCTTTCGACTCTTCGGATTTCAGCCATCCGATGGCTCTGGAGTTAGTCCAGAGAACGGACGCCCGCATCTCCGCCGCGGCGGACGAGATCGAGCGACTGACCCGTGAGAGGGACGAGGCGAGACGGATGTGGTGCGAACAGCAATCGGACTTCTGGGACGAGCCGACGACCCATCCTCCGAAACGATTCGCGACGGAGAAGGGATGGGACTGCTACGGTCCCGGGCAGGGAGTTCCGATTCGAGCTCTCTTCGTCGGAGGTCCGTGGGACGGGACGGTACGGACCGTCTCGATGACCGCGTACGGACCACGAGCCTATCTCGTCGCGAAGAGCTTCAAATCGGAATGGCGATACATCCAGCACCGGTTCGCCCGATACGCTCCGGGAAAGAGCGGAGCCGAGACCTGCCTCGTATACATCGAGAGCGAGACGCTCGGGACCAAGACCTTCGCCGAACTCGATCGAGAGATACCGCCTCGGATCCCCGAGGAACTCTGGACCCAGACCGAAAGAGAGCAGACCGTATGACCAAGACAGGACCTACCTCCGCGATGTCGCGGGCGCACGCGATCGGACTCCGGATCATCGCGGATACGATCGAGGAACGGGATCCCGAGCTCGCCGGAGAAGCCCGCGAGCTTCGGGTAGCGGCGAAGGAAATCGAGAACCTAGTCGCCGAACGCGACGGGGCGTGGGCTGCGGTCGCGGCTCTTCAGGCGTCCATCAACCGCCTCCAGAAGAGCCTCGACGATGGGAACTAGCTCGCGACCGGTATACGAGAAGCCCGACGACCGGAAGCGACAGACCGCGATCGTCGAGACCGTGGCGTCCGCCTTCGGCTACGGGTTCCGAGAGACCGATCGCTTCGAGGCGTTCGACGCGGAACTCTTCGACAGCACCGGGGAACCTCGTGCTATCGTCGAGGTGAAATGCCGGACGATCCCGTCGAACCGCTTCGAGACCTTCCTCCTCTGTGCGGAGAAGTTCACGACCCTACGGAGGATCTCCCGGACCCGGGCGATCCCGGCGATCCTCGCGGTGAACTGGACGGACCGTCTCGCGATCCTCGACCTGTCCCGCGTCGGAGCCTACGTCATGACCGAGGGAGGACGGAAGGACCGCGGCGATCCGCTCGACATCGGACCGGTGGTGGAGCTGGATATTTCGAGCTTCTGGACGGTCTCCTATCCGACGAGGATCCCGAGATGATCGAGGACCTCCAGACCCCGGGATGGGTCGTGGTCACCCTGCCGAAGCGGAGCGACCGCTTGACGCTCCTCTTCGGCTACGTCCCCGAGACGGACGTACTCCTCGTCGAGAGCTCCGAGACCGGAGATACGCTCGTATTCCGGGACGGACGCCAGAGCGAGTTCCTCATCGCGAAGAGGATCGAGCTCGAAGAGGACGTCTCCGCCTTCGTCCTTCGGGTCTCCGAGTATTTCCGACGTCACCCCGACGTCTCCGGAGTCGAGCTCGAAAGGCTCGACCAGACCTGAAATGCTCCTCCGAGGCGCGGACGAACCGAGCGACCCGTCGCGAGCTACCGCCGCGGCGCGGATGCTCGGTCTCCGACCCTCGACCGCAGGCGAGCTCGCGGTCGCGTTACAGCTCGTCGAGGCTCTTCTGGAACGTCGCGGGGAGGTTCGGCTCGTCCGGGTCGGGACCGCCACCGTAGCCATCGCCGGGACCGAGATCGCGGAGAACGAGGTCGGAGGAGACGGTCCGGCTCTCGTCGAGGCGATCGTCGCCGCGACCTGCGATCTCGTACGGTACGAGGAGATGCGATCCCGGACTCCGGCTATCGACCTCGAACTGGATCCGGAAGACGAACTTGACCCGCAGGGGAGCTTCGCTTGGTGACCGTCGTACTCCGGCTCCCGTCCCCGAGGCTCTCGCCAAACTCGCGGGGACATTGGACCATCCGGGCTCGCGAGGTTCGGAAGTACCGCCAGCTCGCCGCGTGGACCGCGACCGCGGAGCGACCGAGCGGATGGGTCGCGCTCCGCGAGGCGACGATCCTCTCCCGGTTCTGGTTCCGGGACCGTCGTCGACGCGATCGAGACAACCTGCTCGCGTCGATGAAATCCGCGTACGACGGACTGGTGGACGCCGGGATCCTCGAAGACGATAGCGGGGTCATCCACCTGCCGATCGAGGTCGGGTACGATCGAGCGAGACCGCGCGTCGAGATCGTCGTCTCTCCGGTGTCTCCCCGGAGGGTAGGGGAGGCGGACCGCGCGTAGAGCTCCGGTATCATCGGGGTCCGATGGCTCTACGTTATTCCAAGCTCCATCGTCTCCCGTTCCCGTCGTACCCAGACCTCGCGAGCGTAGCCGCGACCGTCGACGGTCTCGGACAGACCTGCTCGATATCGTGGACGAACGGTCCTCCCGGGCAGGATCCGATCTCCGCGGTCACGACCCATTTCGAGTACGCCCGGATTTCCGCGACGTCGACCACGTCCGCGGTGACCGCAGCCGGTTCGGTTACGTCCGCGAGCGTTACGCTCGGACTCCCGAACGAAGACATACGGGTACGGATCCGGAGGGAGAACTCGGTCGGATTCGGGGACTGGACGGTCGGAGTACGCATCCCGACGAACGGAGCGACCGCGTGAACGATTGGCTCCCGACGGTGGTGCAGGTAGTTACGATCCTCTCGACGCTCGTCGGTTTCGTCGTCGTCGTAACCACGAGAATCGCGAGACTGGAGTCGAGGATCGAGCTCCTCGCGACCGAGATCCGGAAGGACCGCGAGCTCGTCGAGCACCGGATCCGCGCTCTCGAAATCGGGATGGCACAGGTACGCTCGGAACTCTCTCGCCTCTCCTACTCCGTCGGAGGACTCCGACGGCCAGAACACCACACCCCGGAGGAACAATGCTGAAGACGAACGCCTCGTGGCGGACTACCTCGCTCGGAGTCATCGCGATCCTGACCGCGGTCCTCGGGTTCGCGAAAGCGGTCCTCGACTCCGACCCGACGACCGAGCCCGACGTCGCCGCGCTCGCCGCGGCTCTCGTCGCCGGGTTCGGTCTCCTCTTTGCGAAGGACGCGAAAGTCACCGGTCTCCCCGGTAGCTCGACCGCGGGGAATCCGTGAAATGGCGGAGCTCGGGGTCCTGCTCGGAGCGATCGTCGCCGCGGTCCTCATCGCGCTCCTCGATCGAGCGACCGATCCCCGGGTCCGCGTACTCCGCTCTGGCGGTCACCGCGATCGCGTCCGCCGCGCTATCGACCGGATGCGAAGACAGGCTCCGAACGATCGCTCCTCCGGGAGATCCCCGGATGATCCTCCAAGCGGAGGGTAGGGTCCGGCTCGCCGCGTACGACGAGAAGACCGGGGACTTCGTCGACCTCGGATGGCACGACTCCGCGGGTCTCGCCGGATGGACCATCGCGGACTACGACTGGACTCCGCTACCCGAGGAGACCGATGCGGCGATTCCCTCCGACGTTCGGTGAAGACGAGACCGTCGTCGCTCCGGACTACCTCGTCCTGATGAGCGAGGCGGGACGCGCGCTCCCCTACGGGATAACGGGTCTGGGTATCGACTTCGGGACGCTCGCGTCTCCGACCACGATCATCTCGCTCGACGGAGGTACGCTCGCGAGCCCGTCGAGACTCCCTCTCGACTTCGGATAGGATCGTCGTATGCCTCTTCAGTTCCGACGGGGAACCGATTCCCAACGCTCGACGGTTACGCCCGCGGCGGGCGAACCGCTCTGGATTACGGATACCCAGAAGCTCTACATCGGGGACGGGACCTCGACCGGCGGGATCGAGGTCTCCGGAGGCGGATCGGGCGGAGCTCCTACGAACGCTTCGTACATCGTCCTAGGGACGAACGCGAGCCTCTCCGCCGAGCGAGCTCTCTCGATCGGGACCGGGCTCGCCTCGACCGATGGCGGAGCCGGAGGGACGCTCTCGCTCGCTCTCGGAACCCATACCCATTCTGCTTCCGAGATCGCGACCGGGACGCTCGCTCTCGCTCGCGGCGGTCTCGCCGCGGATATCTCCGGATTCGGTCCGGGCTTCCTTCGGCAGACCGCTCTCGGAGCCGCGGTATCCGTCTCGGCGATCGTCGCGACCGATCTCCCGACCCACAACCACGTCGCCTCGAACATTACGAGCGGGACGCTCGCGCTCTCGGTCGGAGGTCTCGCCGCGGACCTATCCGCGACCGGAGGCTCGGGTCGATTCCTCAAGCAGACCGCGGCGGGAGCGGCGGTCTCCGTCTCCGTCGTAGCCGCGACCGAGCTGGCTACGAGCGGTACGCCCGGGACGGATACCTACCTCCGAGGCGACCTCACGTGGGGTACGCCTCCCGGCGGTAGCGGCGGAGCTCCTACGGACGCCTCGTACGTCGTCCTCGGGACGAACGCGACGCTGACGTCCGAGCGGGTCCTGACCATCGGGACCGGACTAGCCTCGACGGACGCGGGAGCGGGCGGGAACCTCACGATCGCTCTCGGGACCCATACCCATTCTGCGGGCGATATCCAAGCGGGTACGCTCGCGGTCGCTCGCGGCGGTCTCGCGGCGGACCTCTCGACGACCGGAGGGACCGCGCAGTTCCTCAAGCAGACCGCGGTCGGAGGATCCGTCTCGGTAGGGACCATCGCCGCGACCGAGGTCGGGACGTCCGGAACCGCGAGCACATCGACCTTCCTTCGAGGCGACATGACGTGGTCGACCCCGAGCGGGACCGGCGGAGGGACGAAGACGTACGCCCGCTTCACCCCGCTCGACAATCAGCCGACGACGTCCGCGTACGCGACCTTCGACACGCGGAACGGGATCGCGGTCCTCGACTACGACGCGACCGCTCTCGAATCGGGAGTCTTCGTCTCCGTACTTCCCGAGGCGGCGGTTACTACGGACGGACTCAAGGTCCGGCTCTTCTGGACTCCGTCGACGTCGACGACGACGAACGCGGTCGTATGGGGAGCCTCGATCCAAAGGATCGACACCGCGACGGACCTCGACGTCGACTCTTTCGGATCGACCGTAACCGCGAGCGGATCCGCGAGCGGGACCGCGGGCGTACCGACCATCGTCGAGATCACGATGACCGGGACCTCCGCTCTCGATTCGCTCGTCGCCGGAGACGCCTTCCGCCTCAAAATCTCCCGCGACGGGACCGCGGTCGCGGACGACCTAGCCGACGACGCTGAGCTCGTCGCGGTAGAACTACGAGCAGTCTGATGTCATACGACTTCGACGGAACCGACGACTACATCCAGCTCGGAGGCGCGACGACGTACGCTCCGCCGCTTACGCTCTCCTGTTGGTTCAACCCGGACGTGGTTCCCGCGTCCGGAATCAGGACCCTGATATCTCTCTCCGAAGCGACCGTAGGGGGTTCGAGCGGAACTACGCTGAATCACTCGGTCCTTCTGCTCATCAATTCGAGCCAGACCTTAGTCGCGAGAGCGGCGGTGAATAACGGAAACAGCTCTTCTCTCTCGACGAATACGTGGTCGACGGGAACGTGGTCGCACGCTCTCGGTCGCTTTACTTCCGCGAGTAACCGTATCGCCTGTCTGGATGGCGTGATAGGTACAAACTCCGGAGCATCGAGAGCCGCGACGAACCTCGACAACCTTCTGATGGGAAGAGCGTCGGGAGGAACGTACGCGGGTAATAATCCGTTCAACGGAAAGCTGGCGGAGGTCGCGGTCTGGGCGGCGACGCTCGCGGACGACGAGGTCGTCGCTCTCTCGAAGGGAGCGAAGGCGTCGAGCATCAGACCGGGCGACCTCGTTTACTATCAACCGCTTGTACGCGAAAGCTCGGACGTTATGTCGAGCGAGCCCGTTACCGTAAGCGGACCGCTAGTCTTCCAGCATCCTCGGAGATACGGATGAGCGAGCACGCCCGAATCGACTCGAACGGTAACGTCTCCGAGATCGTCGACCTCGACCCGAGCCTTCGAGCCGCTTGGATCGCGAGCGGGAATCCGAAGGCGGCGACATACCTCCCGGTCTCGGTCGATCCGATCCCGAGCTACAACCCGAAGACGTCGACGGTCGACGCTTACTACTCCATCGCTCCGGGCGTCGCGGTTACGCGGGCGTGGTTCGTCCGTCCTCTTACGGCGGACGAGCTTAGGAAGACTTGGAGCCCGCTCGACTTCCTCGCTCGGTTCTCGTCGTCCGAGCTCGACGCGATCGAGACCGCGAGGCTCTCGAACTCGATGGTCCGGGACTTCTACCGCTCGGCTCTCGCCGCTCAGGAGATCGTCTCCGACGACCCGAGGACCATCGACGGTATGAACCTGCTGGTGGCTCTCGGTCTGCTTACGACCGCGAGAGCGGACGAGATCCTCGGGAACTAGCCGCGAGCGTGACGTCCGGCTATCGTCCCGCTATGGAAGAGCGGAAGTTACATCTCGGCGGGAAGCAGGCGAGTCCCGGATGGACGATAGTCGATATCGAGAACCGTCCCGAGGTCGATCTCGTCTCCGACATCAGGACCCTTCCGATCGCGAGCGAGAGCGTCTCCGAGATATACGCCTCTCACGTCGTCGAGCACCTGCCGTTCGCCGGAGTAGGGGACGCGCTCGACGAGTTCGCTCGCGTTCTCCTACCGGGAGGGCGTCTCCGTATCGCGGTCCCGGACCTCGATACGATCCTCTCGCTCATGTCGTCGAAGTTAGTCTCGACGGTCGGGGTATACGAGCTCACGCGGTTCGTATACGGTGGCCAGACCAACGAGCACGACTACCATCGGTCGGGCTTTAACTTCGAGACGCTCTCGGCGGTCCTCGAACAGAAAGGGTTCCGCGAGATCCGGAGGGTAGGTTCCTTCGGTCTCTTCCTCGACTGCTCCGAGATCCGGTTCCTCGGGGTCCCGATCTCCCTGAACGTCGAGGCGATCCGATGAACATCCGCGACCGTATCGTCGAGCTCCGTCGCGTACCGGCGAGCTCGCTCCGACCGAACCCGAAGAACTGGCGGACGCATCCGAAAGAGCAGGCGGACGCTCTTCGCGGTACGCTCGCGGAGATCGGTTTCGCGGAGGCTCTCGTAGCTCGCGAGCTTCCGGACGGTACGCTCGAACTCATCGACGGACACCTCCGAGCCGAGACCGCGGGCGAAGCTTCCATCCCGGTCCTCGTCCTCGACGTCTCCGAGGCAGAAGCGGATAAGCTTCTCGCGACCCTCGATCCGCTCGCGGGTCTCGCGGGTCGCGACGAGCAGAAGCTGGCGGAACTCCTGCTTACGGTCGAGACGGATAACGAAGCTCTCCAGAAGCTGCTCGACGATCTCGGAGAGGGAGCCGAGATCGCGAGCAGCGAGGAGATCGAGGAAGACGAGATCCCCGAGACTCCGGAAGAGCCGGTGACCAAGCCCGGAGACCTCTGGATCCTCGGGGACCACCGCGTCCTTTGCGGGGACGCCTCGAAACCCGAGGACGTCGAGAGGCTCCTCGGGTCCCGCTCCGTGGATCTCCTGCTGACCGATCCGCCGTACGGGATCGGATACCAGAAGAGCGGATCGTCCGGTACGCACGGATGGACGGACTACGGGGAGATCGCGTGGGACCGGGAGCGACCGTCTCGCGAGACGATCGAGTCCGCGGTCCGGATCTCGAAAGAGCAGGTGGTCTGGGGAGGGAACTACTTCGCGGACTACCTCCCTCCGTCGATGCGTTGGCTCGTGTGGGATAAGGGACAGAGGAGCTTCTCGCTCGCCGATTGCGAACTCGCGTGGACGTCGGAGCAGAAGGCGTCCCGGGTATTCGACTACTCGCGAGCCGCGGCTCTTCAGGACGGGAAGCGACACCCGACCCAGAAGCCCGTCGCTCTGATGGTCTGGTGTATCGAGCTCGCGGACGATCCGAAGACCGTATACGACCCGTTCCTCGGATCCGGGACTACGCTCGTCGCCGCGGAGCAGCTCGGTCTGACCTGCTACGGGATCGAGCGGGAGCCCGCGTACGTCGACATCATCGTCCGGCGGTGGGAAGCCCTGACCGGGAAGACCGCTACGCTTTCTGGATGAGCGATTCCGAACCAACCCCGGACGCGAGCGCGATCGTACCGGTCCCCGACGTCGACCCGCGACACCACCGCGAGACCCTGAATCTCCTGAAGAGAGCGGTCCGGAACCGGTGGCCGATCCCGGACTCGATGAGGGAGGCGGCTCCCCGGATCGCTTCGCAGATAGCTCTGGCCGGAAAGACGGACCGCGAACGGCTGCGGGCGAT